GATAGTTTGATAGTCAGTTGAAGCCCAAATCTGGTTATAGGTAATCGGGTTTGCCTGAGCAGTTCTAACATCAGTAATGGTTTGGCAATCGTCAATCCAACAGTTGAAAGCATCATTAGCTTTGAAGTAACGAGTCACACCCGCAGCAGTCGAATAAAAATAGCGGTTACAGTATTGGTCAATCATGCGAGAAGCAGCGTTAATGCTGTTCTCTATCAAAGCATCATCAACTGTATCTTGCAGTCTTAGTGCAGCCTTAACATCCGCTAAAGTGCAGTATCCATTAGTTATAGCCAAAATAAGCTCCTAAAATCTAGTTCTATTTTACCTGAGTTTTTGCTATACGCTTTTTAAGTTCAGTCGTAGAGATGCCAGGAGTGTAAGGAACATAAACCAACTGGAATCTATGCTGATCTAACCATTCCCTAGTGAACTGCATTTGAGCGTAATAATCCTTTTTAGCCCAATCATCACCAATAACAATAAAGTCAGGATTCACAGCCATAATCGTTGGTTTAGAGTCAGCCCCAAAATCATTACAAGTCACCATATCTACAAACTTAGTTGCCAACAAAACTTCCTCACGCTCAGCGTAAGACATGATAGGTGCAGAGCCCTTGTATTGCTCTATAAAGGCATCAGTGTTCAAAGCGACAACAACCATGCCATCCTCACCCGCAATCCGTCTGCAAGCCTTCAGGAAGCGTGCATGACCCGAATGAAGCAAGTCGAATGTTCCCCCTGTATAAACTACTTTTCCCAAGAGTTATCTCTCCTAATCTGCAAGCTCCAAGCACCTTCAGTCAAATCATTCTCAGCAACCTTCTTATCAAACAAGACATGATTACGCTGAAAAGTAAGGTTATTTTGAGAGTGAAACCCAGAGTTCAAAGTCGAACTATTGTCATGCTGTAACGCTGCATGAATAAACTTAGCTGGAACACCATGAGCCAACAACCTACGCTCATAATCATTATCCTCAAAATAAATCGGATGAAAACGCTCATCAAACAAACCAGCCTTGAGCACAGCACCCTCACCCAAAACAAAGCCCGACCATTTAGGCATAATACTCAAAAAGTTGATGGCCTGAGTATCAACCTTTTCACTAATCTTTTTTAGAGCACCAGGAGCAAGCACAGAATCATCATTCAACAACACCCAATAAGGCGAGAACGGAGTTGTTTTCACAATTAGGTTCAATCCACCGCCATACCCCAAACCATGAGGAACTTGAATCAACCACAAGTTTTCAACTAGATCAGGTTTGACCGGAGCGAACTCTCTCTTACCCGAGTTATCTACAATCACCAAATCCTTGACAGGAAAGTCAATCGAATCAAGCAGTCTTTGAGCCAAATCAAATCGGCTATAAGTCAAAAACCCGAGAACAGGAATCAAGACACTAGCTTCTCAATCAAAGGCTTCCAAGACTCCTGGTAAACCTTATTAGCATCATAATTCTTAGCAAAAGCAATAGTGTCAGGGAACTTTTTACGACCACGCTGATAAGCCTGCTCAAGTGCATCAACAATGCCCTGAACATTCGGCACATTAAACCAACAGTGTTGCCCAGCATCCCAAAAAGGCTGACCATTCACAAGGAACGAATCAGAGCTTGCAAGTTCAGCAGAAGCAGCAAAGTTAGAAGTAATAATCGGCACACCACAAGCCTGAGCTTCAATCTGAGGAACACCAAAGCCCTCACCATAATTCGTAAACAAACCAACATCCCAAGCCGAATAAATCGCTGCCAAAGTCTTTTGACTAATCCCATACTGATAAGCAATCGGATCAACAAACTTGACCTTCTCCTGAGGAACACCACAAGCTGAGAGAATGTTCGGCAACACAAAACCGGACTGCTTACCATAAGGGTCAGAATGAATGTAAAGCATCACATCATCATGCTGTTGAGCAAAAATAGCGAACGCCAAAAAGTTTTCGGCAACAGCCTTCCTATGTATAAATCCTCCTGCTTTGTTAGCAAAGTTCATGCCAACAACAAACTTGTCATCCCCACCAACAAACTCACGCCCACTAATACCCTCAGGCAAAACCTCTGTTGGAGTAAAAACCTTAGTGTCAATCGCATGAGGAATGTATTCAGATTCAATACCCGCATTCTCAATCATCGTCTTACCAAAAACGCTCATAGCAATCGGAGTCACATTCGGCTTCTTTAGCCAGGCTAAAACCTTCTCAGGAGCAGGCTGATGATCTATCGGCACCCAAGAAGCAATCGGCAGAGAATCAAGAGCAGGGTTATCAAAAACCCAAACATCATACAAAGTGATAAGCAGATTAGGAAGCGTATTATTCTCTGCTGACCAATGCTGATGGTGTAAAGGCATAACATCAGTCGAATACTGATTCATACCCCTCGAATAGTGAGGAATCTTACCCGCACCAGATTCAATAATGGAGTTCACGCCCTCTCCACCATAGTTAGACAACATGGCGACCTTATGGCCATCACGAACAAGCCTTTGAATGACCTGTTGAGACTGAGTTCCATAACCGGTCGGCTGATTAAGAGAGTTTGAATACCAAGATATGCATGCTTTAGTCATGCTTCTCAGCATAATAGAAAACTCCCCCAATCAGTCCTACGCAACCGAGAGGGGGAGTAATCCTTTAGAGACTACAAGCTATTAGCTTGCACCACCCTTGAACTTCTTGATGTTGGCGGTCTGCACAAGTGCTCCGTCAATTCTCCAAGTTGCTCTCCAAGTAGCCAAGTCGTTACCGAAGGCATAGTCGTCAGAGCGGTCAACCTGTAGGCCACCAGCGTTACGGATGTATAGAGACTTTAGATCTCCAACAGCAACAGAGTTAGCACCAACAGCAGGGTTTGGCATAGCAGGAGTTTCAATAACTGGAACACCCAACACTAGGTCACGCTTGTCCTGGCCTAAACCAATGTCGAACAAGTAACGACCATAAGAGTCCTTTAGCTTACGCATAGCAGCAATAGAAGTGCTGTTAGCAAGTAGAGCGAAAGAAGGCTTGTTACGAAGTGCACCATCAAGGCTGTAAACAAGATCAACAATGTTGTCAGCAGTGAAAGCACCTGAAACACCAGTTGAACCAGTTACACCAGTTCCAGCAACAGGAAGGAAACCAGTAGGCTCCACAGTTCCAGTTCCGTTTACTAGCTTGTTACCAATAGCGTTACCGAAAGCGTTACCGAATTGGTCAGCAAGGAATCCAACAATGTCAACACCAGCATCCAAAACAAGTTCACGAGATAACTGAGCAAGTGCAGAGAACTTGTAAGCAGAAAGAGTTGTGAACGCGTTGAATGTAGGCTCTGAAGTTCCGATAGATGAACCCTGACCTACGATAGTTGCAGTTGAGAAACCTGACTGGCTAGGAATCTGTAGGTTCTCACCAGAAGCGGTGTTGATTACAGTTGCATAGTCCAATAGAGGGTTTACAAGGCGAGCAACCTTAACAATCTCGTTGTAGAACGAGGTTGGAACAGGTGCACCTGTTGATGAACCAGTGATAGCACGGAACTCGTGTCCACGAATCTCGCCAGCAACCATCTTGCGAAGGATGTCTGCTTCGTTGTCAGAAGAAGTTGCACCAGCAAAGTTCACTGCTGCATTCTGAACAACTTCAGCAACCTTAGCTTCACGCTGCTCTAGTTCAATTAGTTCGTTTCTTTTGTTGATGTCAGCAGTTAGAGAAGCGTATTTTGCTTCATCTTCACCTGACCAAACGCCACCACGAGCTTCAACTGAGTCAATCAGTTCCTTAGCTTCGTGCCACGCCTTAGCCTTAGCATCAACCTGTTTAGCAATAAAATCGCTCATTAGGTTTGTCCTTTCAAAGACATAAATAAATTGGGAGTTTTTTGATTCAGCGATAAACGCACATAATCAGATCAGGGGATAAACACGCCTGTATAAATAAGTTTATACACCCAAAAGACATAGACAAACAAAAACCCCTGCCAACAGGAAGGGTGTCAGCAGGGGAAAAGAATTAGCTCATTTTTTTGTCAGATAAGCAAAACGAGAGGAAAGCCTACCTGAGGATTACAGCCTAAATCTTAGACATCAACAAGTCAAGTTGCTTCTTTTTCAAGTCTAAGAGTTGAGCAGGGTTAGTGACAGTTTCATCCTTCTTGAGAACCTTGCCAAGCGTGTCAGTCAAAAGTT